CGAGCTTTTGGGAATAAACAACAAATAAATTCTTCTCTGACAGGGGCGAAGAGAAGGACATCAGCTGACTTCATGAGGAAGTCCAAATGGGGCATATAAATGCTAGGCATAATATCATTATTCATCTTAATTCCATTCCAAGAGACATCAGGGACAGAAGTATGGCCAAAAAGGGCATTAGCAGGTAAACTATTGAGACCAACAGCGCTAAAAGGGACATAATCCCTGAGGTACTGTTCAAATCGTTCAAGAATAACACTCTCACCAAGACGGGCTACAGAACGCAGGTTCTGATTCATTGTGACCATTGAAGGACCATGAGGAGCATACTCATCGGAAACGAGATTCCAGAAAACCCAATCAGTAATATTACGTCGTTCTAGAGGGGAGACGAGCCACAGGGCAGCAACTCGCTCTTTGGGATACGGAGTAGGACATTCATAAAAAGGGGCCCAGCTTTCATCTAACTCGGAGAAATCAAGGCCTAAGGACTTAGGGCCCTGGTCTAAACGAGCCAAGGAATATTTTGATTTTGCCTCTGGGTCCAACTTATGAGCATGGAACTTAAAGTGCTGTAGTAGCAACCAAAATTCTTCAAGGATTTTTCTTGCTTCCAAGTTCCAATAATTAAGGATGTATAAAGATGTGGTGACCTCCATAAAGAAGTTAATGTCACCGATACGTAAATCATCACAATCAAACATCTTTTCGGGATAAAGCAACCCTTTAATAGTATCAGGAGTATCTCGCCATCCAACAACAAAATACCTCTTTCTTCCAGAGCTAGGATCTTTATAACATATACGATCCAACTTATAAGACATAAGGGCGAGCTCTTCAAAAGTTTGAACAACCAAAGATTCTTCGTCTTTCATATCATAACCCATCGATTTCATTTGCTTCTTCATATACTCATTTGGGGTAAACCAGGTCAGTTGATTTGTAGGACAAAACCAACCGTTATTATCTCCATGAGTTTCCATGACCACATGAGAAGCAAATTCCAGATCGTCCATGTTACGGATGATACCCTTATTAGCAGCGTCGACGATCTGGTAAGCCATTGTAGCAAGAGTGGCTAACCCATCCTGCTCAGAAGTACCCCAATCTCCATCGCAAAAACCTGCAGCTTTCTTAAAAACTGAAAGTACTCCAAACGGGTTAGTCTGGTTTCGG